TATTTAGAGGGCCGCGCTCCCTTACCGACCAAAAGACCGGCGAACTGACGGGTGAAGAATTATCGGTAAGGGAGCAGCGATATATTATTTGTTATTCAATTTATTCTTTTGCTTATCGTCTGTTCTTCACGCAGACGGCACGATTTCTCGCACGATTCAGACCATACCAGACCCCTTGGGACAGTCAAGAACAATCTTTTTTATCGTTAACGATAATCACAGCGCAATCTTCTCCCGCTCGCAGCGAACCCACTCTTCGATCTGGTCGAGCAAGTCAACCCACGCTACGTCCGCCTCGCCCGCCGACTGAACTTCATAGACATTGAGCTTGTGGATGACGGCAAGCTCTGGTTCGCGGATGAGCATGATCTCGGACCAGAGTATCCTTTTCCCCGAGTAGGCGGCAGCGACAGCCGTGGAGTTCGGGCGGACACCCATACAGAGAATCCCCCCATTCCCGCGAAAGACCTCATACTCCGTGAATATCCCCTCCCCCATGGACTCGGCCAAAGCCATATTGGTAACGAGGACCGACTTCCGGGCAAAGTCCATAAGCTTGAAGGAAGCCATGTCATAGTCGATCTGGGAGTCTGCGTTATCCATTAACGCTTCCGATAACAAAAATCCTCTTGACTTGTCAACAATAATGTATAGACTTGCCACCCAAATGAACCATCCGCTGGAAGTGGCATACCACAACTATATCTCCGCAATGGAGCAGAGCAAGGCAATCAAGCAGAGTGCGCGGAGGATGTTCGGCTTGTCGCTTCGGGAGACGAGGAGCAAACTCGGATTGACTGTCCGCCAGCTTGGGGAGAAGATCGGGGTGACAGGGAGCCTGATCAACCAAGTCGAAACCAACTGCCGCAGCGTCCTCAAAGCCGACCACATCATCAAGATTCTCGAACTATGCTCAAACGAAAAACCCCGCTCAAGGCGAGAACCGGATTCAAGAAAAGAGGAGGCAGGCTCAACCCCGTCAGCAAACGCAGGAGGAAGTTGAATGAAGAATACGGCAAAGTCAGGAAAGAATACCTTGAAGAAAAAAACTACCGCTGCGAAATATGTGGGGGGCAAGCAACGGACATACACCATAAAAGGGGCCGTGGGAGTAACACCACAAAGAAGCATACTTTCATGGCTTTATGCAGGCCCTGTCACCAGCGATGCCACGACAACCCCGCGTGGGCGCGGGAAAAAGGCTACCTAATCTACGAATTCCAATGTTCAAATCACTCATCACTTGCGAAGGCGTCATAGCAGACGAGAACCCACAGAAGATCAGATTCCGCCAAGACTGGGTGGACTGCTGGATCAAGCGCAGCGACATCAAGAATCTAAAAATCGGGCTGAAGACCCCCGAGGGCGGGAACTACTGCAAGATCACACTCGGCGAAGAATTGGCCAACCTCATGGAATTGCAAGGCGAGTTGGAGTAGCCAACGACAATTCAATCCTCCCCGTCATCATCGGACATATAGTAATCATCGTCCGACATGACAGAGACTTCCTTCTCGCGCCTCGCCCAGAACCGATCAGTAGGGACAGGTTTATCGTTACCGATAAAAACGAGTCCGTTTCTCCGCGCCATTTCCAAGCTATAGAGGAATGAGTCCGCAAGGTCTGGCGAGAATCCCGTCCTGCCTTTGTAGTCATCCTTCGTCTCTACAGAAATCTTCTTATTCTTTAAGCGATACCTACGCAGGCACAATTCCCGCCCAAGCTCGCCAGATGGTTCCACCCCATAAATCACCCGCGCCTTGAATCCGTGGAATGCAGAATACCAGTATTCAGATATCAAGCGATCATAGACCTCATTGCATGGACGCTTGTCCACATCGGCGGCGATACGATCAGTCGGGCGACCCATAGAGGAAATAAGGGCGATAGAAGACCCATCCTTGTCATGCCGCATCCATTCGCGCATGATAGCCTGCCCGACCCGCCCGCCATCACCACTCACATCCATGCCAAAATTCGATGGCTTCACCTCATACCTCCTGCACAGGTCAACCACCTTTGCTGCAACTTGAACATCAAACTCGGCGGCTACACCAGCAGCAATCTGGATCACTTCTTGATTCATCAGATACATCACCTTCTGTGAAGTGCCACGGACATAGCCAAGTTTACAGATCGTCAGCACACACCTGTCCCCGCCGGCCGTGAAAGCGGTATCAAATCCCGCAATGCGAACAATCTCATTGTAGTCCCAGATCGGCTCCGTAAAAGTATCGGCATTTCGGATGACGTCGGCAGTAAGGACTGTTTGGGCAAACCCGGACTTGGGCCACCAGCCAATGGCGTTGCGAACATAGTCCACGGAGTTCTCGTCCCCGTAGGACATTTTAAGGATGTCCGCCTGCTTCCTGCGGTCCATAAGGAACGGGAATGGTGAAGGCTCATCCGGCGGGGCGGCAAAGTTCGGAGACTTGCATCCATTGTAGAACAAACAAACCCCAGTCTCCGTCTCCCATTTGTCCATGTCGGCATTGACCGAATCGAAGTTGGTATGCCCCTTTGGCATCGCCCACCTTGTATGGGGATTGTCCCCCGCGCTCGGGTTTCCGATACCAATGAAAACCTTGTCATCGTTGGAAGAAAGGTTCTGCCTGATATTGATCGCGCCCATCTCCATTTCGGGCAACTCGTCCAAGGCTACGCGAATCCTATCGTTCTTACGACCACGGGTGGTATCAATTGCCTTCTGACCCTCGGACCCCGGCGGGAACGCAATAGCCTTGATCGCATTCCGGTAGTCCTTCTCATCATCACCGGACGCACCACCCCACACAATCATGTGCCGATAGTCCACAAGGTTCCCGATCTGGTTTGACGCACACTTCCAGAGTTTCGAGATGATACCCCAGATACGGTCCTCGGACGCGCCAAGTGTTGTGGTAGCCACCCACGCGGATGTGCAGTGCGGAGCGGCACACCAGTCCAAGTAAACCCACAGTCCAACAGGAAACGACTTTCCCATCGAAGCGGCCCCCGCGAGAACCACATCGTCATTGTTGCAGAGTTCCTCCAGAGTCCGCAAAAGTTGGGTGTTTGTATAGCCCCTGTTCTTGATGACAACATCGGTGGGCCACATATACTGGACGGCTTGGATGAAGTGTTCGTAGGGACTGAGCAACTTGAAGTCCCCAAGCTCAATATTGTTCTTTACGCAGTAGGTCTTCCCATAGCTTCCACGGGTGATTGCGTAGCAGAAAAGCTCAATCTCCAGCGGGTTCATGTTGTCTGGGAAAACCATCCCGTATTTCCGAATACCTTGAGAAACAATTTTTCTTGACACGCAAAGATCAAAACCTATCTTTCCGCGCAAGGCAAGATGAAACTTAAAGAACCTCGACGCGCTCCGGTAGGCGGATGGTGGTATCGTTACACGATACATCGCTTCAAAAATGAATTCCCAGCCACAGTCTATGGGGAATCCTTGAACAAACTCATTGAGAATGTCACAAAAGACATGAGGTCAAACGGAGTTGATGTGCCAGCAGACTTGGCACAAATTGTCGAAGACCAGATTTGCGAACGCCAGCCAGCGGACAGGTGTTGGAGCGGGGCAGGCGACCATGTAGCGATTGCAATCCACACCGCCGCGAGGGCTGTGGACAAAGTATTCAAAACAAACCTTGAAAGTCGAGCCAAAGGTTGTAGTTCTTGTAGGCAGCGCAGACAAGCACTAAACAACCTCTTCAACAAATAACTATGATTACTGTCGGCTCAGACAACTTTAGCCTCGCAACCCTCGGACCAGACGGGGCGGTTCCCGCAACACGAATTGTTTCAGCAAATCATGCTTGGAACATCGCAAATAACCTATCCCTTAGCAATGTGGGGCGGGAGAACAAACGCATCCGAATTTACAAATCATACAAACGCTTCCCTCCTACTGGTTATAGCAAACTGGCAGAGAAGAAGTTGCCTTGGCAAGCTGATGTGAACTGGGGCCAGATGGAGTTCATCGTCAACAACCAGAAGAGTTCCTACTATGATGTTATCACCGAAAGGCAAGCCTGCGCTCAAATCGATACCAAGTTCGGCAATGAAAAAGAAAGACTCGTCCACTCGGAAAACATCACAAAGGCGTTCGATCAAGCGATCCGCGAATGGCCCGGATACCTTTACAACAAAGAGCAAGACCTTGAATCGATGCTGCTCTACGGAAAAGGCATCGGGATGTGGCACAGCCCCCTCGGATGGATGCCTGAGGCCGTTCCTCTCTCCGACCTTCTCTTTCCAGACGATATCAAGGTTGATCTCTCTAATCTGGAGGAGTTTGTGCGGCGAGTTCGACTCACCCCGTATCAACTCTACAAAGTCATCGAAAACCGATCAGCCGCCGAAGACCTTGGGTGGAATGTTGATGCTGTCATCGACGCCATCCGATTCCACCGAGCCTTCTCCGAGCACA